GTATTCCTCAAGAGGAACACCCAGCTTTTTGGCAATTGCAACTTGACTTGGCGTCAATCTTACAGTGCGGCGTGCGTTGTTAATACCCGACGATCGGGATGCAGGCGCCACCGTTTGCACGGATCTGGTGGACCTGTTTTGCTGAGAGCCTCCCCCCAGTCTCTGAGGGAAAGTCTGTCTCAAGCGATTGTCAAGCTCATCATAATACGCATTGGAATTCGGGTCAAACCCCTCAACCTGAATCAGTTGGCGATGAATACCCCATGCGGCATGCGTCATGGCGGTATCGCGGCCATACCAGGGGTTGCGCTCGGCCCAGTCCTCGACCCGTGGATCAACTTCCTGCTGCACTTGTACCTGGGGCTGCATGGCCGCTTGTTGAGCTGCTACTTGCTGTTGATACGCCCACTGCTGCTGTTGCTGCTCACGTTGTTGCGCTGCAGCAGCAATCTGACCTTGCTCCATGGTCATCGCCGCAAGCCGTTGTTGGGCTTCCGTTTCGGTGTCAATGTCACCTTCTTCACGGGCCTTGCGAATGATTTGCTTCAAGGCCACTACTTGCGTCTGCACGCGGCCATTGGCCTCGCCCAGGCGCTCGCTGTCCACGGCCATGTACTGCTGCTCCAGCTGCGTAGCACGGGCCTGGACGCTCTTGGCGTACTCCAAGGCTGCTTGCTCACGGCGCTGGGTCTCGCGCAGGCGCGCAGTCAACTTGTCAATACGTTTCTTGACGCCTTCGCTGTACTGATCCAATTCGCTTGAATGCGAGTCTGATTTTGAGACAACCTCCGCCGTCCCATCTTCAGCCACGTCCACTGTAGCCGGACTTTCGTCTTCACCAACCTTAAATTCCAAATCATCGTTCATCAAGATGCTCCTTACATGTGCAAAATGTCTTCAGGACTGTTCACCACAGCCAAAACCTCATCATCGTTCAACAGACGAATCTCCCCTCCGTCGATCGGGATACGAGCTCCCGCATATCGACCAAAGATGACCCAATCCCCTTCCTGGCACCAAGCTCCATTCGGAAACTTACTTTCGTCCGCGTACGCCAGGTTCCCCATCTTCAACACATACCCGCACACTGTGCCAATCTGTGTCTTGCGTTGGGTTTCCTCGGCCAGGACGATGCCTCCCTTGGACTTTTCAGCGCCCCTGTAGGGAAGAATGGCAATGCGCCATCCAGTCGGATAGGGGATAGCGTCAATGACAGCCTGGTCTAGCTTATCTGGATCAAATCCATGCTCCGTGTAAGCGTCTTCCAAAAGAGGCGGCTTGCTAATCGCCTCCTCTACCCACTTACGCTCCAGTGCGGTCAGTTGAACGTCGGCAACTTCATTTTCCATAGTCTTCCTTTCAGTTGATGAGGTCTTCGTCATCCGTAACTTTCTTTAAAAGCTCTTTCACGGAATCCTCAGCCATCCTCAAACCTTCAAGACGACCCCTCATGAAGCGGTAATGCTCCATATCTGAAATGGTGCCGTTCAGAACAATCTGTCTAGACTGTTCTTGAAGTTTTCTGATTTCCTTCAGAACTGCTTCTGCAAATTCAAGCATGGTGATTCCATGAAAAGCAGGTGGATTAAGGCCCCACCCGTAGGCACGGTTGACAGTAATCAGTATATCTTAACTGGTCTGTTGCCATCTCTCTTTTTAACAACCATTGCCGGACCTTGCACGCCTTTAGGTGTTTTGGCCTCCCCGCCATTGGCCATCTTTGACTTGCCAGCCTTGCTGTATGCTATTGCAGCCGCTTGTTTTACAGCCGCCGCCTTGCTTTTAGGCTTACTGGTGCCAATCATCCCGTCTTTCTTGTAGTCGCGAACGATCTCACCAATGTTGCTGCTGATTGTCTTCTTGCTAGAACCTTTCTTAAGAGGCATTTTGAGCTCCTGGTGGTTGTGGTGGTTGGCCAACCTTGGCCCCTTGCAACGCAAGTTTCTGCTGGTTAAACATCTTGGAGTCCTGCAGTTTTTGCTGGTCCAAAGCCAACCGCTGTTGATCGAGCTGATTCTTGGCCTGATCATTCTGGGCGCGCTGCTGTAGTTCAGTTTCCTTGAGTTTGATTAACGGATCAGGACCTTCGCCACCAGCAAACTCCTCTTGCATGTCGCGCACTTCCTTCATGCCCAACGCGATCTTGAGAGCAACCATGCCCTCTTTCTGGATTGCCGACACCATCCGATCGGGATCAGTGCCGTAAGTCTTGAACAGTTCTGCCTCGACATCCTCTTCTGCGCGCAGGCGAATGTGATCCAAGATATGCTTCTGCAACTCGGAAGCAGCCATCGGGTTGGCCTGCAGAATGGGCGACATGCCCATCATCAAGTGCGTTGCAATGTGCGCATCATGCTGCTGGCCTGCAAAGGCTTTAAGTTTCATGCCATTAAGCACGTCGCTGTTCTCGGACGCAGGGTCGCGAGGCATGCTGGTGTTCTGCGGCAGCAAAATGCCGTCGATGTCGCGCACGTTGAGCGCCGCATACATCCGATAGTACGCCTCATACATGTTGTGCATGTTTGGAGCGCTCTGGGCAAGCTGCAACTGCATCTGCGCAAGCTGAATCCGCTGCGCCGTGCTGAAAATATTGGGGTCCGCCACAGGCTGGACCGACACCATCGAGTTAAAGTCCGACTTCTTGATCTTGCGACTGGCCCCCGGCACGTCATACGGGTACTCATCAGGCAAATACTCGCCAAAGCCCTCAAACAGCAGCCGAAACTCCAACGTCTGCGCATAATGCAGACGCTTGTGAATGCTCGACATGACCATCGAGCCACGCTCCAACAACGCCAATGTCGTCCCGACCTGGGCGTACTGGTTGCCATCGCCAACCTGCATGTCAGCAGTGCTGGACAAGCGCTTGCCGGCGTCCACAAGGAAGCCCAACAGCGCAAACAACACCTGGCTGGGCTCTTTGTACGGCAGCGGCATCAAAGACGCCGAAAGTTCCGCGCCTCCCGCGTCAATATCGCGCCATTCTCCCGGCTGGATCGGATCAGAGTCGTCCGCGATCCGCGCGCCCTTAGCTTTGAAGCCCGCAGGCAGGTTTGCAAGCGTGCCAGCATCAATCAACTGACGCAAAGCACTGCTTGCGGCCTTACTAAGGCCCCCGACGAGGTGCACAAAGCCCAAACCGTACGCGCCAGGGCCCTCTACGAGCACGTAGTGGACGTAGTAGTTGCGCCGATTCTTCTTTTCGTCGTTTTCTTTCCAATTTCGACGAATTCCAACCACTTTTAAGGTGTCTTCGGCCAGCGTGACCACGTACGGCAGCTTAATTCCAGTCGGATTTCCGTTTTCGTCCTTGTCTTCGAACCCTGGGATGTCAAGATCGACCAGTTGCTCAAGCAAAAACACTTCGCCAATGTCATCGGTGGGCTGAACCCCCGTTACTTTGTCTATTGAGGACTGAATTTGGCTAGGATTTGCCGGTGCAGCGTAGTTTTCAACCGCAATTTCAATGTACTCGCCCGCCAACGCACGCTTTTTGTACTCGTTGGAGTCCATCGGAATGCGATTCGTGAGCCGTGGGCACTGAGAAACGACACTTGAACCGTTGTACGGGATGTAAACGTCGTCTGCCAGGCACAGTTTTGACACCATCCTGCCAAGTTGGTAGTCGTAATAGACCTTCTTGAAGGTCGAACCACCGTACCCAGTGTAGAAAAGCTGCTGGTCAAACTCTGGCGTGTACTCTTCCATCACCGTAGTGATCTGGTAGTTCATAAAGTCCTGCACGCGCCCGGCTTGCTGGAACTTGTCCACCGTCTCTTTACCCATGATCTGCGTGCGAACAGGACCACCAGCAGGCATGAGCTCTTTCAAAGCCTGCGCCTGGAACTGAATGATGGCCTCGGTAAGCATAGGATGCACCGCGCCCGCCGCGCCACGGAACGGCTTGGTGCGTTCTTCAATGCGCAAGCCCAACAGCTCAAGGCCCTTGGCGTACATCTGCTCCCAGTCTGAACGCGAAGCCTTGTCCGCCTCAAACATGGCCGCTACGTCAAGCGAAATCTTGGCCAGAGCGTCCGGATCAATGACGTCAACCAGGTTGTCGTAGAAGTCCACCGACTCCGCATCGTCCTCGCCCATCTCAATCGTGGCGCCGCCGTCATCGTCAATGATGACCTCGATGTCCATCTGCGGCTCAGGGATGCCGCCACCTACGACGACTTCTAATGACGGCGCGCGGTTCAGCGCTTTATCGATTGGCATGTGTTTGTCCGGTTATTCGGGTGCTTGAGGTGGCTGGTCTATTGCAAGTTCGCGGTACAACGCTTCTGTTTCACGTTGTCCTGCGGTTTGTTCAAGATTTTCTTTGTACGATCGCAAGATTGGAGTTAACAACTTGTCCTCCTCACCTATGCGCACGGGTTTAAGGTAATTTTGTAAAAAGTCCAAAACAGCAACATCGTATGCCTCAGGGGGGTTGTTACCTGTGGCACGTCCATTCCCCTTAATCTGTGAAACTTCAGGCAAATTATATGCGCCTAGTTTTACCTCAATGGTGTTTACTGGACGATTACGCTTGTCCCGCAAAGTGTAAATTTGTCTTTTACCTTCAAGAAACGCCTGATGAGCGTGGGGGCCATACGCACCCCCTTCTGCATAACCGCCTACAGAGTGCCCAACATACGCCCCTTCCGCAACAGTTGCCTCAGGTTTTTCAATTCGCTTCCAGGCAAACCCTTCAAACGGCCCATTGTCATAGCTTAACAATGGCCGACTAACTCCTTCGGAAAAGAATTTATCGTTGACCCGTCTTCCTGCCTTGATGTCTTCTACAAGGGTTTCACGTTCTAGCTCTTTAGCCCTTAATTTAACACCTCCCTTTACTGCGTCCTCAAATCTAATGTTCTTTAACTCACGTTCTGGGACAGTCATCAAGAAATTGTTAATAGACTTGGGATTAAACATCTCTTTTAAAATTTTATTTGGTGATTCCGAAGAATAAACCGTTTCCCCTGTCTCAAACGCGCGACGAAGGTTTGGTGCAATCTCGTAAACCTCTTCCACCCCGGTGCTAGGTTCCGGCCTTCCAAGTTTGGTCCCCGTCGCCCTTTCATAACTCTCTAAAAGGCTCCTTGCGCTGTAGGGGCCAACCACAGTATCTGGATCACTAATTGACCTGGTTAAAAACGACAAGTTTGGATTGATCTGATTTACAGGAGTACCTTGTGCAATCATCTTATCAATTTCAGCGTTTCTAGTGTCTTCTAGTAAACGCTCACCTTTCCCGGAAATTGTAAATCTGTTCATTGGGTCCATTACGTCGCTAGGATTTGTAACTGGAACGGCGCCCGTAATGCCTGTCATTTCATCGTATCTGTTTCGCATAGCATCAGATGCTTCCGGATACTTTGGAAAAAATCTTGACTCCCCCGTCTCGGCATTAACCTTAGTCTTGCCCACTGGAAGTTGATCTAAAACATATTCTGGAAAATCTTTTCTAAACCTCGGGGATTTAATTGTCTTGTTTGCAATAGCTTTATAAATTGGGTCACTTTCCGTGCCATATTGTTTGGTAAAGTAGTTTCTAGCCTTGTTATTCCAAAAGGCCTCCATCAATGCCTTGCGTGTTTCCCCTCCCGTTTCATATTGCAGGTCTCTGTATTTAATATCATTAACCGCACTATATAAAAGATCAGCCGGGTAATTGTAGTAATCCCTCTCATTTGCTAAATACAAGGAAGTCCCTTCTGGGCGCGCAGCCATACCCACCGAATTGGCCGGCCGTTTGCCCGTGGCCAACCCCGCCAGGCTGACGTTCATCGCCGCCTCCGGCACCTTCGATGGGTCAAACCGGCCCGTGGTCAGCGCCTGACTAGACAAGTTGTACGGCAACATCGCATCCTTCAAAATGCTCGGAGCAAGAAACTCGGTCTTGCCATTCCTCTTGACCGGCATCGGCAAGAACGTCCCGCGCTTCTCGTCCATCGCCGCATCAAGCCCAGTGGTGCGCTTGATAAACTCGTCCGTCGTCTCACCACCCGCCTCATCCAAAACAGGCGTGTTCGCCAACCTCTCCCGCGCCGA